TCACCCTTGAGCCTTCCTGAATGCCGCGGTGGTAGCGGCAGCAAGATCTTCCCTCTGACCGTCAAGCTCGTGCCGATACACTCCGGCAGTGTCCATGTTCTTGCTGTGACCGACCAGCATCTTCAGCTGGCTGTCGGTCAATACGCCGGATTCAATGCTGACGAAAGTGTGCCGCATCTCATACAGCGTGACCTGAGGCTCAATGCCATTGTCACGCTGGTACTTCTTCCAGCGCTTGAATAAAGCTCTCTGGTTCGGGATCTGGAACAAAGGGGTGGTATAGTTCAGCGGGATATCGGAAGCCTTCAGCAAGGCCACCTGCGCTTCGTAGGCCTCATGGGCTTCCTCGCCCATGTCAAATGAGCGAATGGCGTTTTCGTTCTTGCCGGTGGTTTCCTCATCCAACCGGTTGATGCTGCGGCGCAGATTGACCGTGTTCCCTTTGATGTCACCATACCAGAGCCCCACAAGTTCACCCGGGCGTACACCTGTAGCAACTGCAAACCGGTAGGCATAGATATACTCGTCAAAGACCAGCTTGCCATAGTAAAGGCGGGTGTCCACATCAAACAGAACTTTCAAAGCGGTCGGCTGTAAAATCTTTTTCTTCCCCATGCGGGCATTCTTCGGGATAGACAGCTCAGGGAACATCGTACTGTACCTGTTCCGGCGGCACCATTTCAAAAAGCTGATCTCCGTTGAGCGGATCGTCATAATGGTCTTGCGGCTCAAAGGCTTGTCGCTTGACCTACGCTGACGCTCCTTTTTAAGGCATCGCTTTTTGAAAGACAGATTGATGGCCTTTTGCAGATCGCCTTCGGTCAGCTCGTCAATGCGGATGTCCCCACAGACAGGCAGAATATAGTAATCTCCGTATTTTTTGCACTGCTCAACATAGGATGTGCCGCAGGTGAGCTTCAGCTCTTCCACCCACTCTGAATAAAGGGCGCTGACCTTCTTTTTTCCGTCTCTGATACTATCATCAAGCCATGCATCCGCTTTTGCGTTTGCTTCCCGTTGTCCTGTTCGGCCCGGCGTACTGCTGTAAAAGCGCTTGCGGGTGCCGTTCTTCTGCACTGCGATGCACCAGCGTTTTTCCTTTTCCACCCAAAATGCCGTGTTCGTTCTCTTTTTCATTGTTTCCACCTCCAAAAAGGTACACTTTGACAAGCCTGCCTGGAGGTGGTACAATACAAGTGTTCATGTTGGATTGTACCCTCTGGGGCAAGCCACTCTGCAAACGCTCTCGGTGTTGGTAGCACCGGGGGCGTTTTTGTTTTTATTGAGCTGTTGCAGATTTTGCAACGGCTGGAAGCAATGTGCAAAATTTGCACATTGCTTTACTCCTTCAGATCCTTCACTGCCCTATCAAAGTCCGACACGATCTTCTGCGTAGGATTGAACAGGTCATACTCAGCTTCTGCCTTTTCTCTGGCCTGCCTGGCAGATATCTTGCCCTTGTCTGGCAGGATGTCATACCGCCGGAAGGACAGAAACTCGTTGATGCTGGCGGCAAACTGTTCCATGGTGAAGGTATTTTCCCGTTCGATCAAGTCCTCGATATAGTCAAAATAGCCCGATACGGTACGCTCCAACTGGCGGATCTGTTTTTCGGACAGGTAGTTTTTTGCCACCGACACGTCCGATTTGAGCACACGGCCTTCGGGGGCGTTCTTCCATGTGGTCAGCCCCATGTGGTCTTTGGTATGGTCGGCCTTATTATACACGATCTCTGCCGCCGTCTGGCCGGTGATAGCGTAGTGGAACTTGTTCTGCACCATGGCATAGAAGTCCTTGGTCACCGGTGAATTGCGGTCATAGTCGATGCTGCATTCTGCAAAAATATCCGTCACCTGCTGCCAGATCCGGCGCTCGCTGGCACGGATGGAGCGGACGCGCTCCAGCAATTCACGGAAGTAGTCCTTGCCAAACGCATCTTTGCCCTGCTTCAGGCGTTCGTCGTCCAGAACAAAGCCCTTGCTCATGTACTCTTTGAGGATGCCGGTAGCCCAGATACGAAACTGCGTAGCCCGGCGGGAGTTGACCCGGTAGCCAACCGAAATGATGGCATCGAGGTTGTAGAACATACGTTCTCTGCTGACCATTCTGAAGCCTTCCTGTTCAACCGTTTCCATTTTGGAAATAGTTGCTTCGGTCTGCAACTCGCCTTCCTCATAAATGTTTGCGAGGTGCTTATTGATTGCAGCAGGTTGCACACCAAACAGCTTTGCCATGCCCTTCTGCGTCAGCCAGATACTTTCGTCCTTCACAACGGCATTGATGGAAACATCTTCTTCCGCAGAACGATATATCAAAAATTGAAAGTTGTTTTCCATTTCCACCCCTTTTATCTCCCTTCTCGCCCACCGGCACGCCCGGCGGGCGTTTTCTTTCGTCCTTATATCAGTTCACCTTTTCAAACACCATTGTTGCCTGAATGCGGTCGCCGCCCATCAGACCCTTGCTGCCGCCGTTGGCCGTGGTGATGGTATGCAGCCGGTAGCCTTTGGCGGCCTGCTGGTTAATGACATTCTCCAGCTCAGTCAGGTTTCCAGAGCCGGTGCCGATGAACTTTTCCTTCAGTGTGACTTGAAGGACCACGTACTGGTACGAATTGCCGGATGCAGTAGAGTAAGAAGATTCTTTCTGTAAAGTATCCATAAAGCCCATGATTTTGTCCTCCTGTATTCTTGTTGATTTTCCCGGCGTTGGCGCACCGGGGACGTTTTTGTTTAGTTCACATCAGTTATTCAAAGCCTTTGCGCGCACAGTCGGGCTTGCTGCCTTGAACAGATCATATGCGTTCAAGACATCCGTAATTGCCTGACGCTCTTCGGGGGTGACTGTGTGGTCGATGCTGCCACCATCGCCGCTGTATCGGATAATGATTTCATCAGCGCTCAAAATATTCTTAAACCACTGGATATCTTCATCATCGCCTACAAAGGAGGTCAGTTCCCAATACTGCTTTCCATCATAGCCACGATCCACATCCGTCCAATCAATCGTGTAGGTATATTTATACTCGCCCGCGCGAATCGTAATCGTGTCCAAGTACACATATTTGTTGCCGCTACACAGAACCATGAAAAACATTGACGGATCATTGGTGCTGCCATTTGCAAAGAAGGGCAGTATATAGCTTTTGCCTTGATTGCTCAGTCGGTCTTCCGTGGGTGACACATAGCTTCTTGCGTCCTCGACCTTATCATAACTGATTTTCAGCTTTGCAAGAGCGTCTTTCAGTCCCAGTACCTGCTGGGCTTCTGCCAACACCGCAAAGTTACTGACCTGTGCCTTGCTTGCATCGTCCAATTCATTATAGGCATTCACGGCAGCCACAATTGCCGGGCGGCGGGCAGTTGTTACTGTTCCAATCTGACTGATAAGGTTCTCTACCGCGGCCACTGTTGCTGTGTTGCACTGTTCCAGAACGGCTGTGCTTGTATACTCTGCCGGGCTAACAGCCATTGCCGGCGCTGCCACAGATACAAGCGTTGCGGCAATGCACAGCGCTGCAGCGGTCTTTTTCATAGTTTTCTTCATACATAACACTCCTTCGCTATATAGACTGGAATGACTCCGATAATCCAAAATTACCCCACCCAGTGCGTCCAGCCTACAGCCTTGCCCTCAATGTGCACCTCTTCCAGCTGGGGGCCGGTGTAGACCATTGGCGCATAGGCCGGGTTTGCAGGCATCAGGGTCAGCGTGCCTGGGTTGTAATATACCCGCTTGAGGGTGGCTTCACCATCAATGCGCACCGCTGCGATCTCGCCGTTCTCCACCTCCGGCTGGATGCGGATATACACCACGTCTTTATCGTGAATGCCGGCATCCACCATGCTGTCACCGTGGCAGGTCAGGGAAAAATCGCACCGGATGTTCTCCGGCACATCCACCATTTTTTCAATGTTCTGCTCTGCCGTGATGGGTTCCCCGCAGGCAATGGCTCCGATCAGCGGGATCTTCTTCATCTTTGGCATCGGCTCAAAGCCCGGGGGGATGGTGGGCTTCTTGGGCTCCGGCTGTTCTTCCCAGCCCATCAGGTAGGCGGGGGATACTTTCAGCCGTTTGGCAATAGCGTCAACCTTGTCTGTCGGTATATTGGTTACAATATTATTTTCATACTTATATACAGCCTGCTTTGATACGCCGATGTAATCGGCAAGCTCCTGTTGGGTTACATCTTGCTCTTGACGTACCTGTCGAATGCGATCGCCTACAGTCACCGTGAGCACCTCCTTTGATGTCTATAGTATAGCAGATAAACCACCAGTTTACAATATTTTTAATTCAATTATCAAAAATAACTTGACAGGTTACAAATATGATGCTATTATACTTGTGACCTCATAAGTTACACAGGGGCCGTTTGGAGGTGAAAAGTGTGGTAAACGTCAATTTGCTCAAGTCGTACATGGTCAAAGCAGGCTACACTCAAAAAATGTTGGCTCAGGAACTTGGAATTTCTGAGCAGACCTTAACACGCAAGCTCAAGAAACGTGTTTTTGGTACAGATGAAGCCTCAAAGATTGTGGAACTTTTGAGTATCGACAATCCGCAGGCCGTATTTTTTGGCCATTAAGTAACTTGACAGGTTACATTTCAAGGAGGGTGAAGAAGATGAAAAAGCCTAATTTGCAGGAAACAAAATCCGCCAGAGTGATGCAGGTCATTGAGACCGTTTCTCTGGCGGGCGATGGTACGGATGCGAATCCGGTCTATGAAGTTCACCAGTACTGGACTCTGGACGGAAAGCTGTTGGCGAAACCAGGCTCTCTCGAAATGGAGCAGAATCTAAGCGACCTTTCGACCGGACAGCTTTTGAAAGAACTGGTAAAGCGCAACGACGTAAAAGTCATAGAACATCACCTGTCAAACAATTGCATCAACGTATCTTTGCAGATTGGCCATTTCGGATGCTACGAGATTCAGGATTTTACCAAGAGTGATGATTGTTCAAGATGAACGACGCTGTTCCTGCTTATCCTGATCTATCTCAAAAATTTCTTGATACAGTTCGTTGCGGTCATGCCGGGCAATGTACCAATCTTTGAGAAGCAATTCCAGAACCTTAACGAGCTTCTGAGCCTCGCCGGGGTCGATATCAACGATCAGATTTACATCTTTCTCCATGTGAGCGCCAATATTTCCTAAGCGGCGAATACCGTTGAGGACGCGATACTCGTCGACTGAAATTTTATCTTTGATTAAATCGATCTCGCTCGCAAGGTTTCCCGCTTTAACTCTCCAATAGTCCCGAATCATACCCTGCAAACAGCGGCGAGCCAACGTAGCAGCCGCCCTTGGACTAGCATCCAGAATAGCACAAGCTTCTAGATAGTCTGTTTTGATGGGTTCCGGGATATAATCCGGCAGAACTATTCCCGTATACGGAGGATACGTCAACGAGAAAGCATTGTCGAATCCGGTGATTTGAACGGAATATCCTTCACACGCCGGGCAGCAGTGGTAGCGGGCTTGGATTCCATGATTAAGCCATATGTAGCCAGTTACCGCTAATTCGTCCGCATCTCGGCCGAAATCAATCGTTCGGAGTTTTGTATTATCGCTTTTCTCGATGAATTCAACCCCGCAATACGGACATCTAAATTTTGTTTCAGGCATTTCAGCATCTCCCTTCCGCCCCAGTATACCGCAGGAGCGAGGTGCACACAAGGAGGTGAACCACATGAACAACAATAAAAAGCCCGGCGAACCGCTGGAACCGGAACGCTGGGCGCTGAAACGCTTTATTGATGAGAACTGGCACACCATTGCACTAGCAGCGGCCACAACCATTGTAATCCGTTTATTGCTAGGTTGGTAACAACACTGACAGCGATAGGAAGCCAGAGCGATTCAAAAAACTGATTTTTTCTTTTTTCACGCCGGTAATCTCTATATGTGTCATAAAAATCCGCGATATGGAAGTGATGCATATTAAGACCTTTTTCGGTTTCCATTGGTCTTATCAGCCCATAAAGATAAAGCTGCCATACATCATCTTGATTACACTTCATATCTGGATTTTTTTGAATCTGTTTTAGCAACTCTTTTTCCTTTTTTGTCAGTACAATCCGCTCACACTGTTCTTTTCGTTCCATTTTTACACCTCCCTTTCGCACCTCTATTCTACCGCAGAAGGGAGCCACCCACAAGGAGGTACATCTTCACCATGAACGACTTGACCACATTCACTAATCCCGAGTTCGGGCAGGTGCGCACCGTCGAGATCGACGGCACACCGTGGCTCGTCGGCAAGGACGTTGCCGTGGCGCTGGGGTACAAGAATCCCCAGCGTGCTATCCGCGACCATGTTGATGCCGAGGACAAAGGGGTGACCAAAACAGTCACCCCCTCCGGTGAGCAGGAGATGCTCATTATCAACGAAAGCGGCCTGTACAGCCTGATCCTGAGCAGCAAGATGCCCAAGGCAAAGGCTTTCAAGCGCTGGGTGACCAGCGAGGTGCTGCCCGCCATCCGCAAAATAGGCGCTTACGAGAGCTTTCAGGCACAGCAGCACATTGAGCAGTTGGAAGCCACCAACACCCGGCTGAACGCCGCCATTCAGGCAGTAGGCAGCGCAAAAGCAGAGCTGGCCGACGTCATCAATCTGCGCAACGACTTCATCAAGCACCGCGACAACTACAAAGCCCGGTATATGCAGGCCAAAACCGATTACGGCAAGATCTGCGACAGCCTGCGGCAGGCGGAATGCCTTGTGGCCAAAGCGCAGTCCAATCTGGACAGCCGCATCGACCAGCTGAGCATCGTGGCCTTTGGCCTGCCCGGCTTCGACGAGATCATGAACGCCGTCATCGGCACATTGCCCGCCAAGAAGGAGGAATAAAATGTTGAACACATCAACCATTCGCGGCACCTTCCGGCAGATTCCGTACTGGAAGCTGCGGGGCCGGTTCCACAGTCGCGGGTTCCGGGATCAGGAGATTGCAAATGCAATCGGCATCGGAACTGACACAATGAGCAAGCGGATGAACGGGAAGCAGCCTTGGACAAGCACTGAGATCGCAGAAATTTGCAAGACGCTTGATATCCCGCAGGATGAAATCGGGGAGCTGTTCTTCCCTACTGTTGAGAAAGGAGAATCCGCATGAGCAAACCTTACACCCTTGCATCCGAGCGGGCCGACGCGCCCAACGGATGCGCGTACGTGGCACCGACGTTCTGGAACAAGTGGTTCCGCTGGGATGGAAGCCGGGCATCCGGCTGCTATCAGCTGGGCGGGCAGGTCAAGGACGAAAACCACACCGGCCTGCAGATTTTTGCAGATGGCGAATGGCACCCGGTCGTTGGATGGGCATTGGACAACTGCGGCCCTGAAATCGACTATCAGGAGGCGGAAGCATGAAAATCAACCCGAACGCTCAGTTGAAAATCCAGCTGGGATCGGATGGCAACCCCCAAATTTACGCCTGCGGCACACAGATGGAACAAGCGGCTCTTTGCACCGCATTGGTCGCGGGAATCTGTATGGACAGCAAAGACCCAGCAGAGACAATCATCAACATCATGACAGCTGCCGCCGATCTTATGGACAGAATGGAGGAAACCCACCAATGAAGATTAAATCCGGCGTGTGGTATTGGCTGGCCGTGGCCAGCGGGGCCGTGGGCCTGCTGTACGGCATGGGGCTGGAGGGCAGCTTCCAGACCGGCGGCACTGTTTCGGATGCCGACTTCATCACGGCCATGGTGCTGATCCTGCTGGCGGTGTTTTTTGCCCGGCTGGGCTTTGCCGCCCATGACCGGGAGCAGCAGGAGCGCCGCAAGGTTCACCAGCAGCCCCGCAACACCGTGAAGAGCGGAAGGAAGGCGGGCTGACACCACCCATGAATAAAGGAAAGCACTTTACCCGCGTTTGTTTGGACTGCGGCAAGGTGATGGAAAATGTTGCTGGCAACCTGCGCTTTTGCGCTTCCTGCCGCAGAGAGCGCCACAACCAATATTGCAGGGATTACAGGGCGCATAATGAAAAACCTGCCCGCGTCATGTGGTACACCGTCTGGGACGCAAAGACCGGCGATCTACTGGCATCCGGAACGTCCGAGATGTGTGCCCGGCGGCTGGGCTACAAGAGCGCGAACAGCTTTGCGTCTGCCGTCAGCCATGGGCTCAGCGGCAGCCATCGAACTTACAAGTACACATTTGCGCGGGAACGTATCGACCGCAGCGAGGTGGACAGCCTGCCGCCGGTACGCACTATACGAAAAAAGCCCGCCGGTGCGCCAACACCGACGAGCTGCAAGGGATGATGAATTTGAACGACTTCATCACCCCGATGATATCACAAAATCGGAGGTTTTACAATGAAAGGAATTTTGATCGAACCGGGCAAAGAACCGGTAGTCACCACCCTGCCGGACACGCTGCAGGGCATCGAAGCACTGCTGCGGTGCCCCTGTGAGCAGAAAGTCCTGCCACGCACCCCGGCAGTGCTGGTGTACGGCATCATGGGCAGAGACCTGAACCGTATCTATCGCGGCCAGCATATCTACGGGCCCATCCTCTGCTACGGCTGGAAGGGCAACAACATCCAGCCCATGAGCAAGGATGTGCAGGCCGAGATGCTGGACAGGCTCAAGGACACGGAGGTGCGGGCATGACGGACTACACCATCAGTTCCAAGCTTTCCAACAAGACGGTTTATGCCTGTTACCGCGGCCGGTTCTGGCACTGGAACGGCAGCATTTGGAAAGAAAGCCGTATCATGACGAATAGATTTGAGCTGGCCAGAGCGGCAGACAAGAATCTGACCCCACAGGCGTTCCTGACCAACGGCGCGGAGTTCGCCCCGTTGGATGAGTACGAAATCGACTGCGCAATGCTGGACGCGTTGGAAAATGCCAAGCCCTGCAAGAACGCGCCCATCGAACCGGTGGAAGAACGCCCTACCCCATCCGCGCAGTGTTCGGATGCTGCCACTGCTGCGGAAAGCCAAACTGCGGCATCCCCGGCAGCGCCGGAGGGGTCAAGCCCTACGACGGAGACGGCAGATGCTGCCAGCGGCTCCGATGCTCCGGGCAATGCAACCGGAAAGAATGCTGCACTATCCGCCACCTCCGGCAGCTCTTTGAGTAATCCCGCCGCACCCACCTTTGACTTTGGTGCAGACGACCAGACAAACGCCCTGCTTTTGCAGGATGCGCAGACCTTCATCACCGGCAACATGGCCCGCATTATGGCCGCAAAGCACGCCCACGATCTGACCGCAAACCACTATCAGGGCAGCTGGGGCAAGTGGTGCACCGCTGTCGGTATCAGCCGGGACACCGGTGACAACATGGTGAGAGTTGCCGAACAGTTCGGCAACATCCAGATTGAAGGCAAGTCCATTCTGGACGTGCAGCCCCTGAAACTGCTGTATGCTGCGGCCAAGCCCAGCACCCCGGAGGTGGTCAAGCAAGCCGTTTTTACCGGTGACATCACTACTTATAAAGAGTATCAGGAGCTTATGGCCCAGCTCAAGGCCGAAAAAGAGCGCGCCGATGCTGCCGAAAAGTCCGCTCAGAACGCCCGCAAGGAAAATGCCTATTTCAAGGAGCTGGTGAAAAGCGCCGAAGCCCAGACACATAAAGACGCAGAAAAGCGGGAAGAAGCAGAAAGCCGCTATGAATCCGCTCTTGCCGACATCAGCGGCCTGAAAGAGCAGAACGCCCAGCTGCGACAGCGCGCCGACACCGCCGAAGCCCGGGAAGAAGAAGCATGGAAGATGCAGAGCAAGGCCGAAGCCCGGGCCAAGAACGCCGAGGGCCAGCTTTCCGGCTCCCGGCAGGTGGCCGAAGCGGCAAAGCTCCGGGCCGACAAGCTGCAGGAAGAAAATGCGGCCCTGAAAAAGCAGCCCATCGCCGCTGTGGTGGATGAGGAAGAGGTAGACCGGCGGGCCAAAGCTCTGGCTCACCAGTGGGATGAGGAAGAACTGGACCGTCTGGCAGCAGAAAAGGCCTGGGGCCTTGCAGATGCCCGGAATTCTGAACTTGCCAAGGATAACACTGCCCTGCGCAAACAGCTGGCCACACTCCAAGCCCGCGCCAATGACAATACACAGGCCGATTTTGAGACCGCTAACTATTGCGCCAGCCTGTTCCGTTCGGCATGGGACACCTGCAAAGGCAGCTATTCCCGCCTGACCGGTGAAGATCTGGAGAGCACCTTTCAGACCCTGTGCGGCGCACTGAACAGCATCATGGAAGAAGCTTCCCTGCTCTGCCGTCAGCCCGCAGATTATGACGGAGGTGCAGCTGATGAACCCGATGTATGATCTTGCGCTGGACGGCTACGGCCCGCCGCTTGAGCCGCCCGACAACTATTACTTTTTGCCACGCGAACAGGAAGCAGAACAGGAGGATCCCGAAAATGACGAATGAATTGACCGTCCGGGTGGAGCACCCGGAACTGCCCGCGATCCGGTGGAACGAGACCGAGGTGCAGCAGAATCTGACCGAGATGCTGGCCGCCTACACCGGCCGCGTCTACACCCCGGACACCATCAAGGATGCCAAGGCTGACCGCGCCGCCGTGAACAAGCTGGACAAGCAGCTCAGCGATGCCGCCCGCAGCGCCAAGGCTTTTTACATGAAGCCGTTGGAAGAGTTCTTGCAGAGTGCCAAGCAGATGCAGGGTCAGTGCAAGGCTGTCTCCGATGCCATTGACCAGCAGGTCAAGGCTGTGGAGGAAGCCGAACGGCAGGACAAGGCCGACGCCCTGCGGGCTGTCTATGCCGACTGCATCGGAGAACTGCGGGAGCTTATCCCCTTTGACCGCCTGCTTGTGTCCCAGTGGCTGAACAAGACCTATGATCTGGCAAAGGCCAGCCGGGAGCTGCGCCGGGATGTTGAAACACGGCGGAAAGAGTTGAAAATCATTCAGGACACCTGCGGCGAAGATGCTGAAGCCTGCAAGCTGGGATATCTTCGTGTGCTGGATCTGAACGCCGCGCTTGCCGAACACCTGCGCCTGCAGGACAACCGGGAAAAGTTGCGCCGCGCAGAAGCAGAAAGGCAGGCCGCAGAACGTGCCCGCGCAGCCGCACCGGTGATCATCCCTCCCACCGAGGAAGAGCGTCAGCTCAAGGCGGAAGCTGAACAGAGCGCCCAACGCAACGCCTTTATCACCGCTTCCGGACGGCTGGACTGTGAAGTGCTGCAGCGCTTTGCAGCACCTGCACAGCCGGAACTCCCTGCCCGCAAGCAGTATCGTTTCTGGGTAGAGTTCACCCGCGAGGATATCGCATGGTTCAAGCAGGGAGCCGCAGAGCGCGGTTTCCGCTATGGTTCTATCAAATAATTTTGGAGGTATTTACTTATGGCACTTACTCGTTCCGGCGCACCCGCGCCTACTTCGTCCGTTTCCAATGCACAGGCTCTGGCAAACCGTTCCGTCCAGAACGCCAACCGTGCAGGCAGCACTGCTATGCAGGCCGCATCCCCGTCCGTTCCGGTGGAGATCACTGCTGCCGATGGCCAGCACCTCGTCGTCAGTTTTGACGAAGTACGGCGTTTTATTTGCGACAAAGCCACCGACACCGAGTGCAAGATCTTTCTGGAAACCTGCAAACAGTATCACCTGAACCCCTTCACCAAGGAAGCCTATCTGATCCACTACGACAATAAAAACGAGAGCGCCGCCAGCACCATCGTGCTGGGCAAGAACTGCTACATGCAGATGGCCGAGCGTAACCCCAACTTTGACGGCTTCGAGGCGGGTGTGATCGTCCTGACCGCAGATGGCCAACTGCTGAACCGTGAGGGTTCCATCGTCTATGATGGGAACGCCGGCGAGACCCTTCTCGGCGGCTGGGCAAAGGTCTACCGCAAGGACCGCACCCGCGCCAGCTATGAGGAAGTCAAGCTCAGCGAGTATGACACCGGCAAATCCCTCTGGAACGGCAAAAAGGCCACCATGATCCGCAAGGTAGCGCTGGTGCACGCCCTTCGTGAAGCGTTCCCGTCTACCTTTGGCGCTCTGTACGATGAGAGTGAGGTGCGTGTGGATGCCGAAAGCACCGCTCGTGAGGTGCCGCCTGAAGAACTGCCGGTGCTGGATCCTTACACAGGTTCCCACCGCCATCGCAAGACGGCAGGCACCCTGATCCCTGCCCCGGATGCACCCTCTGCAGAGGAAAACGCCGATGATCCGTTTGGCGGTGATGATGCATGATCGTCCAGACCAAGAACGGCATCATGCTGCACGGCGAAATTGCCAAAGACCCGGTGCTCCGGGATGCCGGGCAGAAGCGGGTGCTGAAGTTTGACCTGAAAGCCAGCCGCACACAGGACGAGACCGGAAAATGGCAGAGCTTTTTTGTAGGCGTGAACCTCTGGCACGGCATCGACCAGTGGGATGGGATGCTGCAGAAAGGCGATCAGGTCACCGTTTTTGCCCAGAATCTGAAAGAGCGGGAGTATAACGGCAAGGTCTATTACGACGTGGACGCGGATGATGTTCAGCCCGGCGGGCTGGTGACATTCCGCTGGCTGCAGCAGATGATCGACCTGATGGCACAGCCCGGCCCTCCGCCGGAACCTGCAGAACCGGCAGCAAACCCGGCAGATCTGCAGGGTGCGCAGATGTACCCCGGCGAAAGCCTTGCAGACTACGCACCGCACATCGCTTCCGCGCCAGAACCGGCTCCATCTACCGAGTATGACCCCATCAACGAAGACGCAGGAGATCTCCCCTTCTGATTTTGCAAGCTGTGCTATCCGGCTATACGGGCATTTCACACGAAAGGAGGTCGGGCTGTGGGCATCGACACAACACGCGGCTTCGTAGCATTTCCCCGCGGTCTGATCGACTGGGAGTGGTACACAGAACCCAACACTGCCCGCCTGTTCTTTCATCTGCTGCTCACGGCCAACTGGCAGGAAAAGCAGTGGCAGGGCATCACCATCCACCCCGGAGAACTGGTTACAAGCCAATCTCAGCTGGCAAAACAGCTGAATTTGTCAATTCGGAATGTTCGGACTGCTTTGGAGCACTTGCAGGCGACAGGCTATGTGACAGTCAGAACCGGGCCAAAATACAGCGTTGTTTCAATCAATAATTATAATTTACTCGTTGGTGCTGACAGGCAAAGTGACAGTCAGGCGACAGGCAACCGACAGGCTGCCGACAACAACTTAACAAATATAACAAAGAAACCATTAAAACAATCGTCGTCTGCGCGTGCGCGCGAGACTGCCGGGACGAGGACGACGAACCATCCCGCAGTGGATGAATTTGAATCCTGTATCTGTAAGCTGAGTGCCACCAGTAAAGCTGAGCTGATGGCCTACGCGGAACGGCTGGGTTCAGAACTGGTATCTGCCGTGATCCTGAAGTGTTCTGATCTGGGCGGGCACAGCTGGGCCTATGTCCGCAAGGCGCTGGCAGAAGCTGAATCGCAAGGGTGCAGGTCCGCCGAGGAATACCGCCTGACGAATCCGATCGGTGCCGGACGGAATAAACGTGTAGACCGAACCGGACCCAGCGGGAATGACTGGCTGAAGAATGCCACGCGGCGCAGGCCGCTGATAAAAAAAGAAGCAGCAAAGGAGGACGCATCCGATGTATCGGAACCCTGAACACTACCCGGACCCGACGGCGGGTGCCGCCCTCTGTCAGCTGCGCAGAAAGGAGAACCGTTTGAATACCGGAAAACAGTTTGAAGCGGACTGGAAGAAGTCCATGCCGCCGGATGCCTGGTGCTATCGGCTGAAGGACAGCGCCGCTACCTACTACGGCGGCAACGAAAACTTGAGCTTCTCTGTGGACAACATCTGTGACTTCGATGTCTACCGTTACCCCATGCACCACTATTTTGAACTCAAGACCATCGAAACACCCAGCATCCCGCTGACGAAGATCTTTGGCAGCTTTGACCGGGACAAACAGAAATATCATAAGCTAAAACATATCACCGACATGGTCGCTGCGGCTTCCTACAAGGGCCAGACGGCCCATGTGGTGATAAACTACCGCGGCAAGGTGAACCGCACCTTTGCCGTGCCCGCCAGCGCTGTGCTGGAGTACATGCAAACCCAGACCCGCAAAAGTATCCCGTGGCAGTGGGCCGCCCTCAACGGCATTGAGGTGGAGCAGCACCTGCTGCGGGTTCACTGGCGGTATGACGTGAATGGGCTGCTGAAAAAATTGGAAGGAGGGAATGCTGGGAATGTCTGATATCAGAACATGGACCCCTGAAAGCGATATCCTAAAGCCGGGCGAGCCCTGCAGTGTGCAGGAAATCAGGTCATGGTTTGAACGCCTGCCTCGGATGCGGGCGCTGATCCGGCAGCAGCAGGAACACATCGAAAGCCTGCGCAGCGCCGCCACCACGACTACCTCCAGCAACTCCGGTGCGCCGGGCCACTCCGGCACCAGTGACAAAGTTGGCACCAACAGCGATGCAGCCATGGACGCGGAAGCAAAACTGGCCGAACTGAAATGCCAGTATGCTGAGATGCAGAAAGATGCCATTGATGTTGCCTACCTGCTTCATGCTGATCCGGTATCGATCAAACGCAGTCGGTGTCTGATTCTGTCTTTTGTGGAAGGCAAGCGACATGCCGAGATCGCGCCTGAAGTCGGTTATTCCAATCCGTCTCAGGTCTCAAGGGCCATTTCTGAAGGTCTGGCGCAACTGGCAGAACTCACGAATGAACTGAATCTTAGTTGAACCTGTACATTTTGCACAATGTCAGAGAGTATTGTTTTTACACGCTCTGGCATTTACTTGTTATCGGCATCTGTGTTATCGTGGTACCATCGGCAGAGCCGGAAAGGCCAACCGATATACGCAGTCTCCGAAACGAACCTCCATGATAATTTTCTCCTTTTGGCTTTGCAGGCGTTTTTCTCTCTTCACGTTTCGCGGGCTGCTTCTATGCGATACACTGAAACAAAGGCAGCCTGCCGCTCATGAGAGACAGGAGGCGGTTCGATCCCGCCGTATCGCACCGTATGGCGCATGGACTAGACAACCCGCAAGGCCGCACGTGCAACCTCCCGTGCCAAGAAAAGGCCTTAGAATCCTTGCCAAGGTGTAGCTTTCCTGACAGGATGTGCGCCAACCAACAGCCCCGGCGGCGAACCGGAGCTGTTTTTATATGGCCGCCTGAGCGCAGTTTGGAGCGCGGCGCGTGTGTGTAGACACGGCTGGTTCGATTCCAAGGGCGGCGTTTTACTCTGGTAGCTCAATTGGCAGAGCGATGGTCTCCAAAACCGTAGGTTGCAGGTTCAAGGCCTGCCCAGAGCGCCATGCAATGTACAGTCGGGGGACGGCTGTGCAAAGCATAGCGGGGCATCTGGCCGCGAAAGTTCCAGATGCAGCAGCACCCGCCTGTTTTACGCCTGTCCGTCAAGCTGAATGCATGGGTGCTGCTTATTTTTTTTGATATCTTTGCCGTTCGGATCTTCCGGGCGGCTTTTTGATTTTACGGCAAGAGAGGTGGTGACGTGGCGTACCGCAAAAAGCAGCCGGTGGGTAGACCCCCGAAATTTAAGAACAAAGAAGAGCTTGAAGCAAAGATCCAAGCATTTTTTGAAGATTGCGAGGGTGAAGTTCTTCTCGATGATGGCGGCACGCCCGTGCTGGACAAGTACGGTAATGTCATTTGCATCCACCAGCGTCCGCCTACCGTGACAGGCCTGGCCCTTGCATTGGGCTTTGCATCACGACAGTCTCTGCTGGACTATCAGGGCAAAAAGGAATTTCTTGACACGATACTGCGCGCAAAGACCCGATGCGAACAGTACGCCGAAGAACGCCTTTACGATCGCGACGGCACCCATGGAGCACAGTTCAGTCTGCGGGCCAATTTTGGATGGAACGATAAGCCGAAGGAGCAGACAGAAGCACTGAAGGAAGAGGTGCCTGTGGATGATCTGAGCAAGGCACTGTTTGAGTTGAGCGAGGGCAGTCATGGCACTGGGTGAAAAGCAGCTGCAAATTTTGCAGTTCCGATTTTCGGATTACAGCTATCTGATCTGTGATGGTGCCGTTCGTTCTGGCAAAACGTCCCTGATGATGGTCGGCTTCGTAGATGATGCGATGGCCCGCTTCAATGGCAGGCGCTTCGGCATCTGCGGCAAAACCGTGGACAGCGCCACAAAGAACATCGTGCAGCCTTACATGGCGATGCAGTATGCTCAGCGAAGCTACAGCTTCAAATGGAGCCGCACTGACAAGACCATGACGGTTTCCAAAGGCAGCGTCACCAACGTGTTTGAAGTATTTGGCGGCAAGGACGAAAGCAGCTACGCGCTGATTCAGGGCCGCACGCTGGCAGGCTGTCTCATTGACGAGGTGGTGCTGCAGCCGCGTTCGTTCGTAGATCAGGCCATGATCCGCTGCTCTGTTACGGGCGCAAAGGTCTGGTTCTCCTGTAACCCGGCAGCGCCATCACACTGGTTCTACACGGACTGGATTCTCAAAGCTGACAAGGGCGAGATCAACGCCAAGCACATCCATTTTGTGCTGCGGGATAATCCTGGCCTGTCGGATGAGACCATCCAGCGCTATGAGCAATCCTTCACTGGGGTGTTTTACCAGCGGTATGTGCTGGGTGAGTGGGTTGCTGCCGAGGGCCTTGTGTATCCTTTCTTCTCCGCCGGGCAGGACACCTACCTCTTTCACGGTGATGCTTCCCACATCGACGGGCAGTTTTATGTGTCCATCGACTACGGCACCCACAACCCCTGCAGCATGGGCCTGTGGGTCATTCATGATGGCAAGGCCCTGCGCATCAAGGAAAGCTATTTCGATAGTCGTGCCGAGCGTGTGCAGCGCACCGACGAAGAGCACTATGCCGAGCTGGAACGCCTGACCAAGGGCTATTACATTCAGGCAGTGGTGGTTGACCCGTCCGCTGCTTCCTTCATCGAGACCATCCGCCGGCACGGCAAGTATCTGGTTATCCCCGCTGATAACGACGTGCTGAACGGCATCCGCTGCGTGGCATCCCTGATTCAGGCCGGGCTTGTGACTATCCACGAAAGCTGCACGGCATCCCGCCGGGAGTTTGGCCTGTACTCTTGGGACGACAAGGCGAAGGAAGATCGTGTCGTCAAGGAGAACGACCACGCCATGGACGACATCCGCTATTTCTGCTATACGATACTGGCCCCGCTGATCCGCTGGGCAGACTGGAGACGAAAATAATGTTTGATAGACTGCTTATCTGGCTGCGGGAGAAAGCGCGGCTGCTGTTCGGTGAAAATACCACCGTCAGCGCCAGCGTGTCCTACAGCATGGAGAATGCGATCATCCTGTGGGCGCAGATGTACGATACCGGCGGGCCGTGGTGCCACGGCGGCAAGAACGCCCTGCACAGCCTGAAGCTGGCCCAGAGTGTTGCATCGGAGCTGGCCCGTCTGACCACGCTGGAAATGGAATGCCTTGTTTCCGGCAGCGCCCGCGCCGACAGCATCAACACCATGCTGCAGCCTTTCATTGCAGATCTGCGCACCCCGGTGGAATACGGCTGTGCGCTGGGCGGCATCCTGTTCCGGCCTTTCCTCGATGCAGAGGGACGCATCCAGATCGATGCTGTGCAGGGTGACTGCTTCTGCCCTACCCGCTTTGATAGCTCTGGCCGCATGACCGGGGCTATTTTTTATGACCATCTGGTGCGCGGCAACCGCATTTATACCCGTCTGGAAGATCACGAGTTTTCCGGCAGCACGCACAGCATCACGGTCAAGGCATTCCGCTCCATGACCAGTACAGATCTCGGCATCGAGGTCCCGTTGACCGATGTGCCGGAGTGGGCCGCGATTTCCCCACACACTGAGTTTTCCGGTGTAGACCGCCCGCTTTGGGGCTATTTCAGAGTGTCCAGCGGCAATTCCACTGATCGGCACTCCCCGCTGGGCGTAAGTGTCTATGCCGCTGCTGTTGACACCATCCATGATGCCGATGAACAGTATGGGCGGCTTCTGTGGGAGTATGACGGCGGGCAGCTGGCCCTTGACGTTGACCAGACCGCCCTGCGGCCCGACATCAACGGCGAGAGCGTTATGCCGCAGCGTGAGCAGCGCCTTTACCGTAACTGGTTGAACGGCAGCTCCGGGGCCAATGGCCGGAACCTTTACGAGGTGTTTGCCCCTGCCCTGCGCGATGAAAGTTATCGTCGGGGGATGGATGCCATGCTCAAGCGGGTGGAGTTCCAGTGCGGCCTTGCCTACGGCACCCTGTCCGACCCGCAGAACGTGGACAAGACCGCCGAGGAGATCAGGAGCAGCAAGCAGCGCAGCTACACTACCGTCAAGGATCTGCAGCGGGCGCTGGGCAATGCGCTGACCGATCTGGTATACTCCATCAGCAAGCTGCTGGATGCCCAGTGGAACAGCGGCGCAGCCGTTTCCCCGCCGGGCGACTGCAACGTGACCTTTGACTTTGACGATAGCATCATCTCCGACCCCAAAGAGCGCAAGCAGATGTATTGGGGCTACGTTACCGCAGGCAAGTTCCCGTTCTGGCGGTATCTGGTGGAGTTTGAGGGCTACAGCGAGGACGATGCCAAGGCAATTGCCGCCGAAGCGGATGCCGAGAACCGCAGCCCTGAAGCCCTCACCTTCGGGGGTGCCTGATGCTGCCGCCGTCTACCCTCGACCAGATGCCGGATGCCTTTGTGCAGCTCTGGCAGCAGGTCGAAGAGCAGATCCTGCAGGACGTTGCCCGGCGCATCGGCAAGATGGACAAAGTGACCGCTACTGCAAACTGGCAGCTGTGGCGCTACCAGCAGACCGAAGCGCTGCGCAATGATGTGGTGAAGCTGCTGGCCAAGTACACCGGCAAGAGCGAAACGGCCATCCGCAAGCTGCTTTTGCAGGCTGCGACCGAAGCCATGGAGCGGGAAGATGCGATCTACTACCACTACGATATGGAGCCGACCCCCTTTGAAGAGAGCGCCGCCCTGAACAATTTGCTGGATGCCGGTGCGCGGCAGACCTGCGGCACATGGCAGAATCTGACCGCCACCACGGCAAACACCGTCACAGGGGCCTTTGAGCGCACGCTGGACGCTGCATGGCTCAAGGTGAGCACCGGTGCCTTCGACTACAAAACCGCCGTCAAACAGGCCGTGGACAGCCTTGCAGACGACATGCCCATGGTCACCTATCCCAGCGGCCACACCGACAGCATCGAGGTGGCCGCACGGCGTGCCATCCTGACCGGTGTCAACCAGACAGCTGGCAAGCTGCAGGTGGCCCGCGCCGACGAGATGGGCGTGGAGTTCTTCGAGACCACCGCCCACGGCGGGGCACGACCTTCCCACGCTGAGTGGCAGGGCAGGCAGTTCCACCGGGGCGGCGCGGTCGATTACAAGGGCAAGCACTACCCGGACTTTGAAGCCGCCACCGGCTACGGCACGGGAGCAGGGCTTTGCGGCTGGAACTGCCGACACCAGTTCTTTGCCTGCTTCCCGGAGCTGGGCGACCCGCCCGCGTGGACGCGTGAGCAGCTGGAAGCCCTGAACGCCCGGAACATCGAGTGGAACGGCAAAAAGTACACCGCTTACGAGATATCCCAGATGCAGCGTGCCCGGGAGCGGAACGTCCGCCGCTGGAAAAAGCGGTATCTGGCCGAGGATGCCGCCGGGCTGGATACCACCGATGCCGCTGTGCGCCTGAAAGCGGCCCGCCAGAGCCTTGCAGAGTTTGCACAGGCCACCGGCGGCCGTGTGGACAGCGCCCGCACCAGCGTGCCCAAGTTCGGCAGGAGCGAAGCCAGCAGAGCAAGCGCACAGGTGCGGAAGGCATCCTCTACATACAGCAGCTTGAACACAAAGGCGAAACCTGTTACAATGCAGTCAATCGCAAATGTTAAGGCGTTCAGCTGTGACACACTGGATGCCGCCGGGCAGCAACAGCTGAAAAACGCCCACAAGCGCCTTCTCATGGTCGCTTCAAAGCAGCCGGAAAATGTTGAAGTGGGCAGGGTGTTCGACATCAAGATGAAGCCGCTGACGAAAGATATCATCGGCTTGCCGGATGGTCATTCTGTTCAGCTACCAAACCCGGATGTACCCTATATTGCGATTCATACCCATCCTGCATGCGGTAGCTTTTCAAATGGTGATCTGCGGCAATTTACGCGAAACGCAAATTTGAAGTTGCTTACTGCTCTTGGGCATGATGGGCATATTTACGCAATCGAAAAGACTTCTACTTTTCAAGAAAGCTCCGCGAAACAGGCCATTCGGAAAATGGATTGCGCAATTGATGAATTGCTCAAGTCCACGCTGACGGATGAACAGGTTCTTGAAAAGGCAGAAGGGGTTATTTCGGACTGCATAAAGGAGTTGCAGAAAAATGGTGCCAAATTCTACGAATAAACCTTCTTACACAGAACAGGAAGTCAGGGAAATGCAGCAGGTTCTTCTGGAAACTCCTGTAGACCCGGCATATGACGATATTTGCAACTCATTTTACGATGGGTGGGACAGAACTGTACACCGTCAGATGTATGCTCGTGACTGCTACAGTATTTTGAAAGAACTTGGAAAGCTCCCGCCCGGCATCGAATAACCTTAACCACCATCCACCCGGACGGTGGTTTTCTTTTGCCCATTTTTACAGAAAGGAACGAACCATGAAAAAGATTCTTCTCGCCCTTGCGCTGGCCGCATCCATTCTGCTGTGTGGCTGTTCCAGCGAAGCCGAAAAGGCCAACTACAACATCTCCAAGCAGGCAGATTACTTCGAGAGTGAGCGCAAGATCACCGTCTACAACGCCCGCACCGACAAGGTGATCATGGAAGCCGAGGGCTACATGTCCATCTCCAACAACTCAAACAATGAGCTTGTCTGCACGGTGAAGGTCGGCCCGGATTCCTACCGCAAGAACTACATCTATCTGAACGACTACACCATGTATGTGGTAGAGGACATCACCGGCACCCATACCGACCCCTACCACTACAAGCTCTATTTCCACACTGACATCCTGCCCAGTGTGGAGGTGAAGCCGTAAAAGTCATTCACGGAAATGCCCCATTTTAACCACTATGTGCCCAGAAAAAGGCTTCATAGTGGTTTTTTCATGCCGTTTTAGCTCATGTTGGCAGAGCACCGGACTTTTAATCCGGGGGTGGCGGGTTCAACTCCCGCAAGCGGCACCACAGCGGAAGGCGGCGCGTACCCCGTCTTGTCCCGTGCGGAATGAGAACCGCGATACTAAACAGAAGGGACTTATCCACCCAACAGACAAAAGAAAGGAGCACATCGCAAGTGAAACGCGAAGATGTGAGCAAGATCATTCCGGGTATCACCTCGGACCAGCTGGACAGCATCATGAACCTGCACGGCGCGGATATCACGGCCAAGGTGAACGAGATCACCACCCTCAAGGCCGAGAAAACCACCCTGACCGAACAGCTGTCCACTGCAAACAGCAAACTGGAGGGCTACGACCCGGAGTGGAAGGCCAAGGCCGAGCAGGCTAAGACCGATGCTGCGGCTCAGGTCGCTGCCCTCGAAAAGGGCTACGCTCTGGAACGCAAGGCATCCGGCCTGAAGTTTTCCAGCGAGAGCGCCCGCAAGGCGTTCCTTACCGAGGCAAAGGCCCAGAATTTTGCCATGAAGGACGGCGAGATCATGGGCTTTGATGATTATGTCAAGGCTTTCAAAGAGAGTGATCCCAGTGCTATCTTGCCGGACGGCGGCATGGCACGTTTTTCCGCATCGGCGACCGGCGCACCCGGCCAGCCCGCAAACACACATGAGGCCGCAAATGCTGCATTCCGCGCAGCATTCGGCCAGAAAGGTTGATGATCTATGGCGATCGATTCTATTGCCCGCAGCAATGCGGAAGCCCTTATCCGCGAACAGCTGGTGAACACCATTCAGCAGGATGTTCCCAAAAGCTCCACCGTCATGCAGCTGGGCACCCGCCTTGCCAATATGACCTCTAACCAGACCAAGATCCCCGTGCTGTCCATGCTGCCGCTGGCTTACTGGGTCAACGGTGACACCGGCATGAAAAAGACCAGCAAGCAGGAATGGGACAATGTCTATATGACCGCCGCAGAGCTGGCCGTCATTGTGCCCGTGCCCGAAGCTGTGCTGGCAGATTCCAGCTTTGACATCATGGGCGAGGTACAGCCCCGCGTCCGGGAAGCCATGGGCGCAAAAATCGACAACGCCATCCTGTTCGGCGGCGAGCGCCCCACCGAGTGGACGACCGATGTTCTGACCCTTGCGGCCAAGAACAAAGTCACCGGCCCCATCGACTACGCAAAGCTGCTGGGCAAGGACGGTCTGTTCTCCAAGGTTGAGGCTGGCGGCTTTGGTGTGGATGCCGTGGTCGGCGATCTGACCGCAAAGGCAGAACTGCGCGGCCTTGTGGATACCACGGGCCGTCCTCTGTTCCGTTCCGATATGCAGGGTGCAACCACCTACGCGCTGGACGGTGCCCCGATGTACTTCCCGGAGAACGGCGGCTTTGATGCTTCTAAGGCCCAGCTGATCGCAGGCAACTTCAAGAAGCTGGTGTACTCCATCCGTCAGGATGTCACCGTGAAGCTGCTGGATCAGGGCGTTATTCAGGATCCTTCCACCAAGGAGATCGTTTACAACCTCGCCCAGCAGGATATGGTGGCCCTGCGTGTGGTCATGCGCATGGGCTGGGCACTGCCGAACCCTGCAACCCGCCTGAATGCCGACCGCTCCAAGGTTCCGTTCGCGTTCCTGACCGCCGCTGCCGTCGCAGCGTAAGGAGCCGCCATGCTGTACTGTACCTACGACGAATACCTCACGGCGGGCGGCACGGTGCCGGAAGCGGCCTTCGGGGTGCTGTGCAGCCGGGCTTCCCGCATGATCGATGCCGCCACCTTTGGCCGGGCAGAACCCCACGCTGCCGGGTGCGAGGCCTGCCGGGAAGCATTGGCGGACGCCTGCGCCCAGATCGTCGGCCTGCTGGCCGCTGCGTCTGCGGTGAGCGCTGTGCCGGGCGCTGCCAGCGTCTCCAACGACGGCTACAGCGTCACCTTTGGCAGCAATGCCAGTATGACCGCAGCCACCCGGCAGGAAGCCTATGAAATCATCCGCACGGCCCTCGGTGCTGACCCGCACGGCCTGCTGTACAGGGGGTGCTTCTGATGCAGACTGCTGTCACCGTGGTCAACCTTATCCGCGACATCGCCACCGAGACCGACACCCCGGAGTGCTGGGTGTTCCCCGGCTGCAGCTGGCGGGAATGCCGCTCCACGTCCGGCTCCGGCACTGCCAAGGACCCGGAGCGCACTACGCACATCCGCATTCCGGCCAGCGTGTGCACCATGGGCTATCTGCCCTACGCTCAATGGGCGGCTCTGCCTGCTGCCGAAAAGGCCAAACACTGGACCCTGAAACGCGGCTGGAAGCTGGTGCAGGGCACGGTGTCTGCCTTGACCGCCGAAGAGTATGCCAAACTCGAAAAAACACACCTGTGCTGCACCGTGTCGGCTGTCTCGGACGACCGGGAACCGCTGCTGCCGCACTGGCATGTGGAAGGGAGCTGACACCATGAGCTCACCGGTTTTTGATTTCAAGATCACCTTACGGCCCGGCCTGCAGGCGGATATGGACGCAGGCTTTGCAAAAGTGCAGTATGCGTTTTCCCAGCAGGTAGCCAAAACCGTTGACCCCTATGTGCCCTTTGACACCGGCACCCTGAAGAACAGCGTCAATCAGGCATCGGACTTCAAGAATGGTCTGCTGGTCTATAACACGCCCTACGCCCGCAGGCAGTATTATCTGCACGAGCAGGGCGCTGGACTGCACGGTGACAACCGCCTGCGCGGCTCCTACTGGGGCCAGCGGGCCATTGCCGACCACAAGGACGAACTGGAAAAGTTCGCCCACGATGCCGCAAAACAGTATCTCGGAGGTGAAAAATGAGTGAAGCCAAACCCACCATTGCCGCCCTGCGGGCGTGGCTCAAGACCTGCCCGCTGATCGCCGACGAGCAGGAAGCCACCGGCGCGGCCTTCCGCATTGCCGGACTGGACGAAGAGGCCACCGCCTTTTCCATCGAGGACAGCCCCGGCGACCCGGTGCTCACCGAGTATCTCTCCGGGCGAGACATGGCAAAGAATTACCTGTTCCTCTCCCGGCGGGAGTACGGCGAGGCGGACGTGCTGACCGTCCAGAACAGCGGCTTTTTTGAGCAGCTGACCGACTGGGTGCTGGCGCAGAACGACTGCGGCCACCTGCCCGACCTCTCGGAATGCGGCCGGGACAAACAATCCCTCAGCGTGTCCGTCACTTCCACCGGCTACATCGTCACCAGCAGCGCGGGCAGCTGCCGGATGCAGATGCAGCTGCGTCTGACTTACTACCAGCCCAGATGAAAGGAGTTTTGATATGACTGTTTCTGAAACTCTGGCTAAGCTCAAGACCGATAAGGGTATCGAGCCGAAGGCCAACTACACCGGCGTCGAGCGCGCCGATGACTTTATCTTTGCCATCCAGACCTGTGCCGAGCAGACCAAGGTCGGTGACTGGATCGTATGTGCAGAGCGCGTCAAGGAGCATTCCGGTGCTCTGAACGCCACCACCGAGGACAACTCGTATATCCGCGCCGGCACTGTGACCGAAAAGGGAGAGGTTCAGCGCACCTTTGCCCTGAACGGCAACCGTTGCGTGGGTGACGCTGCGCAGGATTTCCTGCTGAGCCACAAGGTCAAGTTCGGTTCCGGCCAGAGCGTGATTTTCCCTTACGTCTACTTCAGCGTCAAGACCGGCAAGGGCGAAAAGGGCCATGCAGCATTCATCGTCACCAGCGATACCAGCGGCGCTGCTGGTGCTGCCGCCGGCTTTGCCTGCGACGTCAAGGGTATCGGCACCCCGTCGGAGTACGATTCCCTGACCGACCCCGACATGCAGACGCAGGCAGCTCCCGGCAAGGCTGTCAAGGCCTGATATCCGCTTTCCCGTTCCGCCCCGGAACGGGATTTTTCATGCCGTGAAACAGGTTTCTCCGGGGCAGTACCGGGGCACGGCGCAACGAAAGGAGCCAGAAAATGGTTATTTGTGGACAGGAATTTGAGTTTTCCATTCTGAACGCCAACGATATGGACCGCTTTGAAGATGCCAACGAGCAGATGCAGCAGGCCGGCAGGGCCGAAACTGAGCGCTTCAACCACGGCGGTATGCGTCTGGGTGATTATATGCGTGCACAGGCAAGGATCGTCATGCACTGCATCGACGAGATCCTCGGTGCAGGTGCATCCGACCGTCTGGGTCTGGACGAGAACAACGCAGCACCTATCTACGATGTGCTGGATGCCATCAACGAGGCCTGCAAGGCTGAAAAACAGCACTACGCCGACCGTATCCCGAAGCCACAGCCCATGAACCGCGCCCAGCGCCGGGCCGAAAAGAAAGCACGGCAGCGCACCCAGACAGCAGGCCACATCGTCAGTCAGCAGCCTGTAAGCTTCCCCGCACAGCCGCCTGCCGCTCAGATGGTGGAGCGTGTGGACAAAGCTGCCCGCCGTAAGGCCCTGCTGGCCGAACTGGCTGCTCTGGAAAATGACTGACCTGCTGACGGATGCCCTGCCTACCGTTTGGGAGGGCAGACGCATCGACCCGGATTTCCGGCATATGGTCTGGCTGCTGAACACCTACCGCCGGGCAGAAACTGACGAAGAAAAGGTCCAGCTGATGCGCGACGCAGCAGAGCGGTTCTTTGCAGAACCGGTTTCAGACCCGCAGCTGCCGGATGCTTTTGCGTCCCTGATGCGCTTTTTCCGCGGTTGTGCGGACGACGCTCCCGGTGGAGAGCCGCCGGAGGCCGATGCCGGTGCCGGTGAGATCACGCTGGACTACCACTGCGATGCAGCCTATGTTCTTGGCGCATTCCAGCAGGCCTACGGCATCAATCTGACCATTGACAAGGTGCACTGGTGGCGTTTTATGGCGCTGATGCAGGCACTGCCTCAGGAGACCGCGCTGTCGCAGATCCTGCAGATCCGCACCACGGATACCAGCGAGATGGACCCAGCAACCCGACAGCGATACGAAGCGGCAAAGGAGCGGTACGCCCTGCCGCCGGAGCTGAAAGGAGGTGCGCGCGATGTTACCCCGCAGCAGCATGATGCCGCATTCCTCGCGCGGTTCCGCTGAGGACAGTACCCGCGTGCCGGTGCGCTGCCCGTATTGCAGCAAGCCGCTGCCTGCCTGGGCAGAAGCTTCCGCCAGCGCTCACGGTGTGTGGGTCAAATGCAAAAATCCCGCCTGTAAGCGGGAGGTAGAAATCAAGTTATAACAGCCTGTGCCCTTGTGCCCGCGCTCTTTTGGAATGGAGAGAGGTGGACACAAGTGGCATTCGATTATTCGATCACCGGCAACACCAAACTGGATACCAGCGGTTTTACCAATGGCATTTCCAGCATGACGGTGGCTGCTGGTAATCTGATTGCTGACTTTGTAAAATCGGCCAGCAGCAAAATGGCCGAGCTGGTGACTTCCTCGGTCGATATTGGTGCATCGTTCGAGACAGCCCTTGCCAAGGTCAGCACCATCGCCGACACGAGCAAGGTCTCTGTGGGCGATCTGAACAAGCAGATCCTTGATACATCCGGCAGCATGGGCGTTGCCGCTGCAGACATTGCCGAAGCAGCCTATCAGGCCATCAGTGCCGGACAGGACACGGCAAACGCCGTAGCTTTTGCCGGACAGGCTTCCAAGCTGGCTGCTGCTGGCTTCACTTCCAGCAGTTCGGCGGTCGATATCCTGACCACCGCGCTGAATGCCTATGGCCTGAGTGCAGATCAGGCCACCCATGTATCGGATGTGCTGCTGACCACCCAGAATCTGGGCAAAACCAGCGTGGATGAGCTTTCGTCCAGCATGGGCAAGGTCATTCCTCTGGCTGCAGCGTATGGCGTGACCGTCGAAAATCTGTCCAGTGGTCTGGCCGTCATGACCGCAAATGGTATTGCCACGGCAGAAGCCACCACCTACACCAAGTCCATGCTCAACGAACTGGGCGATGCCGGTTCTACTGTCGGCAAAATTTTGCAGAAACAGACTGGCAAGAGCTTTGCTCAGCTGAATGCTGAGGGCAAGAGCCTGGGCGACGTTCTCCAGATCTTGTATAAGAGCGTCGGCGGCAGCAGCACTGCCTTTGCAGGTCTGTGGTCGAGTGTGGAAGCAGGCACCGGCGCATTGTCTTTGGCATCCGGCGGCGCTGAACATTTCAACGATGTGCTCAGCCAGATGCAGAACAGCGCAGGCGCTACCGAGACCGCCTACGAGACCATGACCGACACCTTTCAGCACAAGGTGGAGACCATGCAGACGGCTGCCCAGAACTTCAGCATCACCCTGTATGATTCGCTGGAGCCTACTCTGGGCGATGTTGCTCAGTGGGGCACCGACTGCATCAGCACCCTGACCACTGCCCTGTCTGAGGGCGGGCCGGAAGCTATGCTGGCCGCTGCCGGAGAGATCATCTCCGATCTGGCGGCAGGCATCGCGGCACAGCTGCCCGGCCTGATGCAGACCGGCGTGGAGATCATCACTCAGCTGACCCAGAGCCTGACCAACGCCATGCCTGCCATGCTGGACACCGCAGGCGAAGTGCTAGGCACTCTGGCGCAGGGCATCATCGACAACCTGCCGGAGCTGATCGTCTGCGCAGCACGCATTATCTCCGAGCTGGTGAACTACCTCGGCGACCACGCTGACGACATCATGGATAAGGGTGTCCAATTCGTTGAGAGTATTATCACCGGCATCACCGCAGCACTGCCCCAGCTCATCACGTCGGCGGCTGGCCTGATTGCCAAATGGGCAGCTGCCCTGATCGCCCACCTGCCGGACATCCTCAAGTGCGGTGCAACTATGCTGACCACGCTGGTGGACGGTATCATCCGCAGCATCGAAAATCTGGCCGAAGCCGCCCTCGCCTGCGTAGCAAAGCTGGTGGGTGTCTGGGACGGAAACATGGACGAGTTCGGTCATATTGGTGAGAACATCGTTCAGGGCATCATCAACGGCATTGCAGGCATGTGGGGCAAGCTCACCTCGTGGGTGTCCGGCCTGATTGCCAACCTCGTTGGCACGGCCAGCAATGCCGCTGTTTCCGGCATCACCGAGGAAACCACAGATGTACCTTCCCGCAAGGGCAGCACCGTCACCGATGCCGACCGCACCCGCCGCCAAAAGCTCCACGATGAACGTGTGAAGCAGGCGCAGGAGGAAAAGGCCGCGGCCGAAGCTGCTGCAGCCGCATCCACGAACGCAACCGGCATCATCACAAACAATGCGGGTAAGGCCGCAAAGGCCACCAAGCAGGCCACTGCCACTGTAGTCAAATCCATCTCGGACACCACGACCACCGTAAAGGACGGCGTGACCCGGACGGTGGAAACGGTCAATGAGACCTTGTCCAACGGCAAAAAGCAGCAGAAACAGACCATCACCGAGACTTCCCGGCAGATGGTGGATGGTGTGCTGAAGGATGTCAAGACCATCACAGAGGTTGCTGCGGACGGCACCAAGACTGTCAAGCAGACCATGGAGGATGTCAAGGCATCCGTACAGACCACGGTCAAGGACACCCAAACCAGCATCGTGGGCGGTGCGCAGGTCACGGTGGAAAAGACCACCGAGACCCTGACTGATGGCAGCGAGCGGGTGTCCACCGTGACTACCCGCACCGGCACCGAGGTCATCGAGGGAGTAGAGCGCACCGTCAAGACCGTGACCACCAAGACCGCCGACGGTGTGGAGACCACGGTCAAGACCATTGAGGATGCCGGTCCGCAGTATGCCAGTGCCGGAGAGCTGTTGACCACTCAGCTGCGCACCAAGCTGGAAGATGGCTGGAAGAGCATCAAGAAGGACATCCAGACCGACGCGGTCGGTGCCATCAAGACCCTTGCCAACGCGCTGAAAAACGGCGATCTGGAACAGCTGGGCTTCTGGGCAGCTTCCTACTTCTGGCAGGCGTGCACGGATAAACAGAGGGAGCAGATCACGGCCATTGCGCAAGGTGCGCTGGACCAGCTCGGCAATGCGCTGTCCGGTGTTGGCAACAAGCTGGCAGCTCTTGCATCCAGTCTGGTTGCAAAGTTCGTGCCCGCTGCAACGACGGCCACCGGTGCGCAGGAGGGGCTTAACGTTGCCATGGATGCCAACCCCATCCTGCTGGTGATTTCTCTGATCGGCATGTTGGTGGGCGCACTGCTCAACTTTGCCAGCACAAACAAAAACGTCGCAAACGGCATGAACGATGTATGGTCGGGCGTGGCCGATTTCATGTCTTACATTTTTGAGGGCCTGATGTACGTCCTTGGCTTGTTTGTGGAGCAGTTTGTCATCGAGATCAATACGCTGATCGGTGCCTATAATCTCATCGCACAGCTTTGGGACGGCCACATCGACTATGTGTCCAACCCCGCATGGGACTATGCCAAGAAGATCCAGAAGGAGCGTGAGGACCGCAAGAACGCCCGCCTCGCCAAGCAGGAGCAGGCCGAGCTGGATGCGGAGTATGCCCGTCAGTCCGGCGATGCCGAGAAAAAGCAGCTGGATGCCGAGTACGCTAAAAAGGCTGCCGAACTTGCCCGGGCGAAACTTACCGAGGATGACCCCGGTATGCTGGATGCCGAAAAGGCCGTGGCTGCTGCGGACTATAAAAAATCCGTTGCCGACCTCGAAAAGAAACTGCTGGATGCCGAGTACAAGAAGCAGTCGGCGCAGATCGGCAAAAAGACTGCTGCCGATGCAACCGCGCTGGCGGATCTGGAAAAGCAGCTTGTCGAGGCCGAGAACACCCTGCGGATGGGCGACCTTGAGCGGGAACTGCTGCAGCTGGACTACGAAAAGACCCTCCGAGACCTGGAAGAAAAATACAAGCCCAGCACCCCCGCCGAGCCGGAGAAGCCTGATGCCTCGACGGACCTCGGCACCCCCGGGACTACGCCGGATAAGGATAATACCGATGCCATCCGGGACAACACCGAGGCCCTGCTGGCCGCAAACAGCAAGCTGGCCGAGATGGTGCGGCAGGCAGACAGTCTGGTTCTGTCGGACAACATGGCCATCTCTCGCAGTGTGGCCGCTTCCGGCACGGCAAAGGTGGCCGCAGCCGCCAACCAGTACCACCGGGAGGGCGACACCAACATCACCCAGAACATTTACAGCAAGGCCCAGACGGCGGCAGACCTCCAGCGGGAAGCACGCTGGGAAGCCGACCGGGCCAAGGCCCAGAAACGATGAAAGGAGGGCTCTGAATGCCATTTCGCAAAGACCATTTGCGGCTCGTGACGGATGCCGGGGCCGCTCTCGACATCGGGTGGGACTACGGCACGCCCTACTCCCTCGATCCCATCAATGGTGTGAACGTAGATCTGCAGACCGCACAGGGCGTGAACCAGATCGGCAACACGGTGGAGAAACAGAGCGTGGCCGGGGTGAGCCGTGAACTCATCATCCACTGCCACAGCCCCCACGGCGATGCGGATGCCGCCCTGCTGCTGGAAAAACTCCCCTACTTCACCAGCGGCACCATGTACTTTGAGGACAAGTATTTCTGCCGCTTTGTGCTTTCCAAGACCCCCTACACAAAGAGCATCCACCCATACCCGGTCCTTGACATGATGTTCTTCTGCCCGAAGCCCTTCTGGTACGATCTGACCGCTCAGAGCTTCTGCATCAACGGCTTTGTGCCCAGCTTCAGGCTGCCGGTCAACTACTCCAAGCCCCACCGGTTCGGCGTGCGCACCTCGTTTGGCTGGCAGAACGCGGTCAACCCCGGGGCGCTGGCTGTACCCTTCACGGCCACCCTCAAGAGTGACGGTGCGGTGGTCAACCCCTGCGTGCTGAACATCATCACAGGCCAGAGCATCCGCATCCTGACCACCCTGACCCCGGGGCAGGTCATCGAGATCTACCGCACCACCACCGACAAGCTGGCCGTCAAGCGGACAGAGGACGGCACGGAGGAGAACATCTTCTCCCTGCTGGACGAGGACAGCGACTTGCTGGAGCTGGCTCCCGGAGACAACCTGCTCAAGGCCACCGCCGACAGCGGCGAGATCCTCCTGCAGGTCACGGTGCAATTTTATCCCATGGTTTCAGGCATTCTGCCGGAGGTGATCGCATGACGCTGGATGTTTTGGATGAGACGACCCTTGCCCGGCTGGGCCGGGTGGAGGTCTGGGTGAGCCTTTACTGGGACGAGCCCTACAACACCGAGGGTGAGTTCACCCTCGAAGTCAGACCCACCGAAGAGAACCTGTCCCTGCTGCGGGAGGGCCGCTGGCTGCGCCGCAGTGACAGCGACGTGCCCATGCGCATCTGCCACCGGAGCAACGAGAACACCGACAGCAATCTGGTGGTCACCGGCTTCCCGGGAACGTGGATCTTCACCAAGCGGGCCTGCACCGCCATCGTGAAGAGCGAGAACGCGGAGCAGGCCATGCGCAGGCTGGTCAATTCCATGGAGCCGTGGCCCAAGCTGGAGCTGGGTGAGCTGGTAGGCTTTGACACCACCTACACCGCACAGACCTCCGGCGGCAGCATCATGGACTACCTGATGACCATCGGCGCGGCCTGCGACCTAGGCTTCCTGGTACGGCTGGCAGGCAAGAACGCAGATAAGAAGCTGCTGTTCGAGGTCTACCGGCCCACCGCTGACCCCAACAACCGCTTTTCCACCAAGTGGGGCAACCTGACCGGGGCCAGTTGGGCCTTTGGGGACAGCGACTATGCCAACGTTGCCGTTGTTCAGGGGGCCGGTGAGGGCGATGCCCGGGCCACCGTGACCGTGGGCCTGACGGATGCCACCGGAGCCGACCGGCGGGAGCTCTATGTGGATGCCCGGGACGTGCAGCCGGACGAGGAAAAGGGCGAGAGCAACAAGAGCGAAGCCTACCTCGAGCGGCTCATGGCCCGGGGCACCAACAAGCTGCTGGAACAGCTGCGCACCGGCTCCATTGAGCTGACCATCGATGCCGAGGGGCTTTCCCCCGGCGACGTGGCCTTCTGCACCATCCCGGAGCTGGGCTACAAGGCCACCGTCCGGGTGGCCGATGTCATCACCCAAAGCCAGAGCGACAGCACCACCCGCACCGCGCGGCTGGGCACACCGGTCTGGCGCAAGCTGTAAGGAGATGATCTTTTGAGCAAAATCGTTTTATACCCCGCCGACGGCTACGACTTCGATGCCGCAGACGTGGCGGCCTACCTTGCGGGCCTCACCAGCGGTGTGTTCAGCTCCGCTGAGGACTTCCCGGTGACAGCCGCAGACGGGCTGAAGGTCACCGTGGGCGCGGGCCGTGGCTGGGTGCACCCCAGCCGTTTCACCGGCTACTCCATCACAAAGCGGGAGGCCGATACCCTGACCCTGCCGCTGGCCGACCCGTCTCTCCCCCGCATCGACCGCATCGTCATGCGCTATGATGCCGGTGCCAGAGCCGCCAGCCTGCAGGTGCTGCAGGGCACGGCATCCAGCACACCCACGGCCCCGGCCATCTCCCGCACTGAGCTGATCTACGACCTCTGCCTTGCCGAGATCACCCGCCCGGCAGGCTCCACCGCCGTCACCACCGGCCAGATCACCGACACACGGCTGGACGAGAAACTCTGCGGTATCGTGCGGGACGGCGTGACCGGCATCCCCACCGACGAGCTACTGGCCGCTGCCAGGGAACGCATCAACGCACTGGAGGAGAAAGCCACCACCAGCGCCGCTGCGGCCAATGCCAGCGCTGCCGCCGCCAAGAGCAGCGAGACCAAGTCCGCCGCCAGCGAGAAGAACGCCAAGGCCAGCGAGACCGCCGCCCAGCGGGCCCTGCAGGACACGAAAACGGAGCACACCACCGCCTTGCAGGACATCGCACAGGCCCGCACCACAGCCCTGACCGACGTGGCCAACTCAACCAGGACGGCCACCACCGCGGCAGAAACCGCCACCCAGCAGGTCACCGCCGCTGCGAGGAGCGCTTCCACCGCCGCCACCAAGGCCGAGGAGGCATCTGCCAGCGCGGATGAAGCATCCACCAGCCGTCAGGACGCAGAAAAGGCTCAGAAAGCCGCAGAGGATGCAGCTAATCTTGCGGGCACACGGGCAAACACAGATAAGACCCTGAGCATCGCCGATGCCCCTGCCGATGCAAAAGCGACCGGTGACGCGCTGGCGGGAAAGGCAGATAAGACCCACACCCACGATCTGAGCGCGCTTATCAACGCGCTGAGCGCGGGTACCAGCACCCCGCAGGATGCAGATTACTATGTGAGCCAGTATGTCGGCGGCGGAGACACAACGACCATTTACCACCGCAGGCCTATGAGCGCCCTGTGGGCGTATATCAAGGGCAAGGCGGATGTTGTGTTTGCAGCCAAGAGCCACACCCACAATTATGCCGGGTCCGGCAGCGCTGGCGGGTCGGCCAACAGTGCCGTCAAACTCGATACCGCAACCGCGGGCAGTGCGACGAAACCGGTATACATCAGCGGCGGCAAGCCGGTGGCCTGCACTTACTCGCTGGGCAAGGATGTACCGGCCAACGCCGTTTTTACTGACCACACTTACGCCAAGATGACCGCCTCCACTGCCAGCGCGGCTGGCAAAGAGGGCCTTGTGCCTGCACCCGCAGCCGGTGCACAGGGTAAATTTTTGCGCGGGGATGGGACGTGGCAGGCCGTTGCGACCAGTGGCCTGTCTGCATACCCTGTCGGCAGCATCTACCAGAGCACCAACTCCACCAGCCCTGCCGCCCTGTTTGGCGGCACATGGGAGCAGATCGCATCGGAGCGCGTGCTGATGGGTGCCAGCAGCAGCCACAAAGCGGGCACCACCGTGAATGCCGGACTGCCGAACATCACGGGTACGGCCAATGGCGGCGTGTTGTCCATGGTCACTCCAAGTAGTGATGGGGCTTTTGGGGGTAAATACTATGACACTAGTTCCAGGCACGGCGGTGGAGACAGGGGTGATTGGTTTAGCACTTATAACCGCACTTTTGACGCTTCCAAATCGAACCCGATCTACGGTGCAAGCAATACCGTGCAACCCGCCGCCTACTATGTTTACATCTGGCACCGCGTGTCATGAGAAAGGAGGTTTTGAGCGATGATCCCTGTGACATTTGACACTGTGGCAACATTGCAGTTTGGCAGTGAGGGTCACCCGACCAGTCTGCACTTCGCCATCCCGAAAGAGTGGAAAACCTGCAAAATCAGACTCCACCTGCGGCGCAGCAACGGTAGCTTTGTGCCCCCGATGCAGCTGGACGAAAATGGGTGCGTAAAAGTAGACCGCCGTGACTCCGGAAAGACCGGCGGACAGTGGATGCTGTCGGCTGAAAGTCCTGACGGAAAAGTATCTTACTCGCGAATCGGCAAATATGTGACCCCCATGGAGGTGACACAATGAAGATCCTTGACGAGACCGGCGCGGTCGTGGAAAACCCCGACCTGACCCTTGGCTACCTGACCACCAGCACCGAAGAAGTCACCCACCCCGCCGTGGAAGGCGTGGAGGAAGTGAACCACTACGAGACCGTAGCGGAGTATCCCAACGGCGGCAGGGATGTGCGGAAGGTCATCGACGTGCCGGGCGTGCCTGCGCAGGCCGCATGGACCGAACAGGTGCCGGTGCAGAGATACATCCGCTACACCGCCGAAGAGCTTGCGGCACAGGAGCAGGCGAAGAAGGATGCCGAAGAGCGGGAGAAACTGCCCAAGACGGTGAAGGCACTGCAAAAAGAAAACGAGATGCTCAAGCAATGCTTGCTTGAAATGAGCGAGATTGTCTATGCATAAAATCACACAAAAAATCGAAAGGATGGTACTTATGATGGCTATGTTATGGGCGCAGGAAATCATGTCCGCTGAGACCGTGGAGGACGCAAAGGCTCTGTACGAGCGTTGCCCCCGCCTGCTGAAGGAAAAGGTCAAGGCAATTCTTATCAAGAGCGGCTTTGAGGAAATCACGCAGTAAGGAGGACGCTGAGGACAAGGCAGATCAGGAGCTGGAAGAGAACGTGAAAATCGGGGCCTGACCCCGTGAAAGGACGTGATACATATGGCAATCAAACAGTACAGTTTGAAGAATGATGGTGCAAAGCAGCTCTCTCCCGCATTCCGTGTGCGTGAGTTCCGCTGCCGCGACGGCACCGACACCATCCTCATTGACGAGGGCCTTGTGGTGCTGCTGCAGTGCATCCGGGAGCACTTCGGCAAGCCGGTGACCATCACCAGCGGCTACCGCACGGCCAGCCACAACACCAAGGTGGGCGGCTCAAAATCCAGCCAGCACCTGCTGGGCCGCGCTGCAGACATTCAGGTGCAGGACACCGACCCGCTGGCCGTTGCCGCCTACGCTGAAAGCCTGATGCCCGGCTGGGGCGGCGTGGGCCGCTACCCGGTCAAGGCAGGCCGTGCAAAGGGCTGGGTGCACGTGGACACCCGCCCGAACAAAAGCCGGTGGACACTGTGAGGAGGTGGCGCATGAAAGATTATTTTTGCATGGCAATCGGCGCGATCGGCGGCGTGATTGCCGGTCTTTTTGGCGGCTGGGATGCCGCCCTGCAAACGCTGGTGATTTTTATGGCCATCGACTACATCACCGGCCTGATCGTGGCCGGTGTATTCCACGCATCGCCCAAGACCAAAAACGGCACGCTGGAAAGCCGCGCAGGCTGGAAGGGCCTGTGCCGCAAGGGCGAAACGCTGCTGATCGTGCTGGTGGCCTGCAGGCTGGATGCCGTGATAGGTTCCACCCTTGTGCGGGATGCCGTTGTAATCGGCTTTATCTGTAACGAGACCATTTCCATCATTGAAAACGCGGGCTTGATGGGACTGCCGATCCCGGCAGCGATCACCAAGGCTGTGGACATTTTAAAGCAGCGCTCGGAAACCGAGCAGAAAGGATAAGCTCTTATGAATGAATTTCTGAAAGTCGCACTCACTGCCTGCATCCCCGCAATGACCGTCATTTTTGGCTGGGGCCTGAACAAGGGTGTCAGCATTGCAAACGGCTACATCAACAACAAGTTTGCGCAGACCTGTCTCCAGAATGCCGCCAACGCGGTGTTCAACGCCGTCCAGTATGTCAACCAGACCTACGTTGATGCCCTGAAGGAACAGGACAAGTTCGACGAGGATGCGCAGCGCATTGCCTACAACCGCGCACTGACCGCAGCGAAGAAAGCCCTGACGCAGGAGACCATCACGTTCATCAAGGAGACCTTTGGCGACCTCGACAGCTACCTGAAGCCGATGATCGAAGCGCAGGTGCGCAGCCAGAAGACCTCTATGTGA